AGCATGGATTCTATCCTTAGCAGCGATGAAGGTACACCGCTTGCTGAAGATGCAAAACCCTTGGAGGTGAGGTGTTCCTGATTCTCCAACCTCTTTACCAACGATTGCATAGTTGCAATGCTGGCTGAGAGATCGGATAACTTGATCATAGTCATCTTCAGTGTAATTGTTTAGTGTAAAGCAGTAGCGCTTGGCAGAGTTCGCTCGGGGCATGGTTTGGAGAAGGGGGGGTGGGGGGATTTATAGGGAGTTGAAGCGCGAGTTGAGTTGAAGCGCGGACAGGTAATACTAGGCTGTCCGCGCTTTGTTTATTGCGGTATGGATTCTTACAAGGGAAGGAACTCTAGGTACAGGTCACCTAGTCGTCCCCAACGAATGACATGTCGTGATATATAATTGCGTTACAAGCGACAGCTGCGCTGTTTGACAAATTGGTAGCGAGTACGACAAAGACTATCTGTAATCCACCTTCTGAAAAGTCGTTCTGATCTATCTTCTGCACCTTAAGTCTTCGTTCGATAGTGATGGCGGGGACTGAGTTGCTGAGCACAAAGTCCTGCTTACGTAGAACCTTGCCAAATTCTGCGAAATCTGGGGCGGCATCGACAGTGGTTCCCCACGGCACGCTACCGGGGAGTTTGGTGAAGTCTGGATTCTTGCAGGTCCAGACTGTCAGTACGCTTATTCCAATTTCATCCGTGACTGCATCCTCTACATTGAAAGTAATTCCGATTCTCCCGCCTCTGATGACCAAGTCACCATTGTCGAAAGAGGGAACTGAAACTCCAGTGTCTGCGACCTGGAGCCCACCAGTGACGGTGTCGAACATTGTAGTTAAGCTAGGTGTACCCACGAATAAAGGTTGAACAGCTACCAGTGTACCAAGTCCCTGTGTAGCGTTGGTTGTAATTGCGGCGACGCTGTTAGCGACGCTGCGCCAGTGTTGCTTGTGTAAAGTTTGATTCCAGAGGGACCTTCTCCATCCTTTCCTACTGAGCTTCTTTGAACGGTACATAGTATTCATGGCGGTTGAGGACTGCGTGGTCCATGATTTTGCAGCTCTTGCCTTGCGCCTCTTCGGATGAGAGCGCGCGGAGTAAGTGAGTCGACGACGCGTTTGGCGCCTCGACGAAGGAATCGTGATACGGATTCGTTTACCCATCTCTGATTAACCGCTCACAGAGTGTAGGACTCGATAAGTATTACCGAGGACTACCCTGCTATTTATAGAGTTTGGTTTGGTCGCTTCGCTCCCTCATGGGACAGAGCCTTCGGCTCTTCTGGGTGGTGACCCCCGCCTACGGCGACCCCACCCGGGCTGCAAAATTATCAATAACAGTAATAACTCAGGGGTGTTTTACTTTAACGCGTGTACTCAATGCATTCGTATTATTGATAATCGCCGCTCCAGGGCGGGGAGTTGTGGATGAGTTACAACAGTACGGTCCAGGACATCCCCCGGCCGTCCGATTACATAGATCTCTGATGGATGGAAATTACTCGTTACAATAAAGCGCGTAGCTTTTAATGGGACTACGTCCCCTTTTATTTCTACGAGGCATTTATAGCGATCGAACCATCTTAGTAAATGGTTGATATCTATGCCTCCGGGCCCCATATCATCGATGATGACGTCTTTCTCGAAGAGATATCCGTTCCACCATTTTGTTCTTGGGTCCTTGATGTATGCTCCTGGCAGGTCTCGATGTGCCCTTCTGGACTTCCCGACACCCGGAGGCCCATAGATCCACTCGACTCTAATGTCAGGTCGATCAATGGGCTCTTGGTGGCCCATATAGTTTCGTAGCAATTGAGATCTGGAATAGTAATAGGCTCCTGGTCTTGCAAGAGCGAATTCATGTAGCCCAGTTCTTCCTCGGTCGGCAGCTTGAACGAACTCAGTGGCGACGGCATCTCGTGATGAGTGACCGTTGGACGGCCCTCCATCAGGACATTCACCATGTTCCCAAGTGACTCCTGCTTTGCTGCAATAAGATTGATTTTGTCGTGGAGTTCCATTACTGACCTCGAGGTGAGCTCCAGCATGGATTCTATCCTTAGCAGCGATGAAGGTACACCGCTTGCTGAAGATGCAAAACCCTTGGAGGTGAGGTGTTCCTGATTCTCCAACCTCTTTACCAACGATTGCATAGTTGCAATGC